AGTTGCCCGAAGGCCGCGATCAAAATGCGCGCCGTTAGGATGTTTTTTTTGAGTCCATTTGATACTAATCCGGCACGCTTCTAACTGGTTTTTGCGTGCTTTTCCATGGGTGGGTTGGGGGTGGATTTTGCGGCCGCCGGTTGTCGGAACGCCCCGCCTCCGGTTCCGGGAACCCGTTCCGGCAAGGCTGACGGGTTGCGCCGCGGCTGACGGGTTGCCTGACGGGTGCAAAACCAACCCGTCAGCCCATTTCTCCTTTATTATCAACGAGTTCTGCGACTTACTAGCCAAAACTGACGGGATGACGGTTGATTTTGGCTTGAAGGAGAGGGGTGGTGCTGGATGAGATGGACGGGCGGGGCGCATCTATGGGTTGGGAGTGGCGCTTTTACCCGTCATCCCGTCAGCCGCTGGCAGAAAACGTTGAACAATCAATGAGTTACGGGCTGACGGGTTGCAGGGTGCTGGGCGGAGCGAACCCGTCAGCCGTCATTTGTCCGTTTTCTGTCCATTTCAGTTTGCCATGCCCGGTGGAAGGTGTGGCCCCCGATAATCCCCAACCCCCGCCAGACTCCGGAAGGAAGTCGGCCGCGTTCTGGCCGCTCTATGCGGCGGAGCGCAGCCCGGGCATCCTGAAGCAACTCCAGCGATGGCAGCGATTGGGGAAGGAGGTCGGGACGCCAGCCCCGCTGGGGGATCCAGTGGCGATGGTCGAGTGGTACGGCCAGATGCGCAGGGCGGGCCACATCACCCACGTCTGCCCGTCGGTGCTGAGTGAAGCGGCGGCGAAGCACAGCACGGTGACGCCAGCGCCCGCCGCTCCCGCCAGCCGTCCGCCGTCTCAACCGACGCTCCCGGGCATCCCGCAGGGGCAGCCGGAGGTGATGACGCCGAAGCGGCGGCTGGAGGCGCTGGAGGACGAGGAGGCGCGGTTGCACCGGCGGTATGTGGAGGTGCTGTCGCGGGGCGGCACTGACTCGGAGCTGGACGTCCACCGGGCACGATGGGCGGAAATGTCTGAGCTGGTGGTGCAGACGCGGCAGCGGTTGGAAAAGTCCCGCGACATCCTCGACCCGTCGGAGGTAAACACCGCCCTTCCCGCGTTCTTTACCGCCCTGATGCAGGCCGTGGTGCGCGAACTGGTCGCCGACTTCCCCGCGGAGAAAGTGAAGGATGCCGTGCGCAGGGCGTGGAAGCGAGCGCCGGAGAACGTGACCCAACTTCTGGCCGCATGAGTGACCGTCGGCACCTCAACCTCCAGATGGTGGGGCAGTGGATCGACATCATCCGCGGGATGCCGCTTTATGAGCCTGAGCCGGGGATCCGGGAGTGGGTGGAGGGGCACAAGCTGCCCGTTCCGGCGAATCACAACCGGATGGCAGCCGCGGCGGGGCAAACGTGGGAGTTTTCCAAGTTCGCCGTTCTGGCCGACTGGGTGTTCGAGTTCCTGCGGGAGTCGGAAGCGGACGTTCTCTTCTCTGACGGCAGCACGCGACGGGTGAAGAACCGGGTGGCGACGGTCCTCAAGGACTCGCAGTCCGGCCTCTCCACGATTGCCATGCACGCGCTCGCCTGGTGGATCAACTTCCGGGGCGGCAACGCCATCCTTGTGACCGACTGCCGACAGCAGGCGCGGGACTTCGCCCGTGACCGGCTGGAACCGATCCTCGACGCCTACCCGGAACTGGCGGCGACGAAGGACGAGAAGCGGACGACGGCCCTTGCGCTGAGATACAACCGGGGCGGGACGCTGTACCTCGGCGGCGGACAATCGGCTAGTGAGTTCATCAGTAAGCCCGCCTCCCTGACGATCGCCGACGAGGTGGCAAAGCATGACCTGATTAACGAGATGCCCAGCCTCAAGCTACTTGAGGGGCGGATTACGGCGGACGACGAAGGGAAGCTGCTGGCGTTCTCGACGCCTGACAATGCGTTAGAGTACGAGGAGCACCCGTTATCCGGGAAGCTGCTGCCCGTGGTGACGAAAGAGACGGTGGTGCATGCGTCCTACCTGCGGGGGACGCAGGAACGAGTGGAGGTGCCGTGTCCGCACTGCGGGCACTATCAGGAATTGAAGATGGATCAACTGCGGTTCGGTCACTGCAAGGAGGACGTGGAGACGAGCGACAAGGGCGTGCAGTCGGTGTGGAACAAGTCGCGGGTCGATGCGGAGACGTTCTACCAATGCGAAGCCAGCGACGAGTGCCCGCCGATCACTGAGGACATGAAGCCCGGGATGATCGCCCGCCGTCGTTATGTGGCGACCAACCTTTCGCCGGACGTCGGGCACCGCTCGCTTCAGGGTGGCGCGTTTCTGAATATGGCCTTCGCCTCCCGCAGGTGGGGAGCCATCGCTAACGAGTTCATAAAGGCGACGGAGAGCGGCGGAGAGGGGACGATGAAGGCGTTTTATACCGATATTCTCGGCCTCCCGTTCTCCCGCTACAAGATCCGGCGGGCGGCAGTGGCGCCGGTTGCGAAACTGAAGAGGGGGTATCGTCGGCTGGAGTGGGACGGGAAGCCACGGCTCAAAATCCCGCTCAACGCGGCAGACATCCGATTTCTGGGCATGACGGCGGACGTTCAACGCGGGCAGGGGAACGCATCCGGAGAGATTGGCAGCGTTGAGTGGATGATATGGGCGGCGGGCTGGGACGGATCGGTGTGGATCCTCGACTGGGGGTCGGTGCCGGAGCTGTCCGACCTGCCCGACGTCGTCGCCGACAGGCAGTTCACCGACCGCGACGACCCGGACAACCCGTGGACGGTGGCAGTGGTGTGCGTTGATACCGGGTACAGGGCGGACCTCGTCCATGAGTTTCTGGCAGGGGAGGGAGGCAGCACGGGAGCCGCCGGCATCCGCTGGGTCGGCATCCGGGGCAAGGACGCGATTAAAGATCGGATGGCGCGGGTGAAAGCCCGCTGGGTGAAGGAATTCCCTGCGCGGGACAAGTACGGGGCGGCCTGCACACTGCGGATCATCCAGATCAAGGCCGACCACTGGGAACACGAGCTGCATCTGGAGCGCATCGCCAAGGCAGCAGACGGGAAATCGACCCGCCCGACCGTCAACCTGCCCGTTGACACGTCCGAAGAGGTGCTAACTGAAATCGGGAACATGGAGCATTACCACACCAAGCCGGACAAGGGGAACATCCGGGAGCTTCGGTGGAGGAAGCGGAACGAGAGGCTCCCGAACGACAAAGCCGACCTGATCAAGTACGCCCTCGTCGTGATTGACGCGGTGGAGGCGGACGAAAACACGCAACTTTGATATGCACAACCCTATCACACTCCTCCACGGTGACTGCCTAGAGCGGTTGCGCGAACTGCCTGACAATTCAGTCGATTCGGTCGTGACCGACCCTCCTTACGGCCTTTCTTTCATGGGGAAGCGGTGGGATTACGACGTGCCAGCCGTTGACGTGTGGGCGGAGTGCCTGCGGGTGCTGAAGCCGGGCGGGCACCTGCTGGCGTTCGCGGGGACGCGGACACAACACCGGATGGCGGTGAGGATTGAAGACGCCGGATTCGAGATCCGCGACATGATCGCGTGGGTGTATGGGTCCGGATTTCCGAAATCGCTGGACGTGTCTAAGGCGATAGACAAGGCGGCGGGGGCAGAGAGGGAGACTGTCGGGCCGAACGAATGGGCTGAGCGTGGCGGGCTGGTTCAGGCCAATACATACGGAGCGCCAAGCAGACCAGACGCCACCGCCCCCGCAACAGAAGCCGCGAAGCAATGGGACGGCTGGGGGACCGCATTAAAGCCCGCGCTTGAGCCTATCACGGTCGCCCGCAAGCCGCTGGTTGGTACGGTGGCGGAGAACGTCCAGCAACACGGAACCGGGGCGCTGAACGTTGACGGGTGCAGGGTGGGCACTGAGGACATGAGCTGCCAGTTTGACCGCGACTGGAAACAGGACGGCACATTTGGAAACGGCAAGCGCGCAAGCCAAGGCAAGCAGCCACCCCCGGGCCGCTGGCCCGCGAACCTGATTCACGACGGCAGCGAGGAGGTGGTGGAGCTGTTTCCGCAGCTTGGAAACTCCGGAAAACATGTGGGAAAATCACGCGACGAGAAAGGCGACATGGGCGGTTATTCAGGAGGCTGGCGGAAGGATACCCGTGATATTGGCTATTCCGACTCCGGTTCCGCCGCCCGGTTCTTCTACTGCGCAAAGGCGAGCAAGGCGGACAGGGACGAGGGGTGCGAGGGGTTGGAACAACATGAGGCAGCCGATTTTGACCATCGGCCTTCAGGTGATTTTGCGGAGCGTATGAATCGAATCAGGCCAGAAGTAAAGCGCCGCAACCACCACCCCACCGTCAAGCCCACCGCACTCATGCGGTATCTCTGCCGACTGGTGACACCGCCCGGTGGCGTCGTCCTTGATCCGTTCATGGGGTCGGGCAGCACGGGAAAAGCAGCCATTGCCGAAGGCTTCCGCTTCATCGGGTGCGAGCGGGAAGCCGAGTATGTGGAGATTGCCCGCGCAAGGATTGCCGCGGCGGAGAAAAAGGCAGCCTAGGGGCGCAACTTTGACGCGCCCGGTGGAAAGTGATGCTCCCAGACTCCGCCACCGTCCGCGCCCTCGCGGAAGAGTTCACCATTGAAGACCTCCGCGACCTCCGGAAGGCCGCGCTTCAGGTGAAGCTGGAGGGTGGAACTGTCTCCCGCAGTTACGAGGGGTCCAGCTTCTCAATCTCCATCGAGAACTGCACCCAGATCATCGCGGAAACCACCGCAGCCATCGACGCCAAGCGCACTGCCGCAGATGGCGACGACCCAGTCCTCACACAGACCGCGATGGGAGCGGGAGTTGATTTCAGCCGCCGCCGCATCGAATGAAAAACCGCACCCGAAACCGCATCGCAAAGGCAGTTGCCAGCGTCCCGACGGAAGCCGACGCCGCACCGGCTCCCGTCCCCGGCGCGTACATCACCGGCATCGCCGCGGCAGACCATAGCACCTCGCGGGGATACGTCTATTTTCCGAACCTGACAGGGAAGACCCAACTGCGGGAGCTGACGCTGAGGGAAGCCCGGAAGCGCAGCCAGTGGGCAGCATGGAACATCCCGCCAGCAAGGAAAGCCACCCGCGACCTCGCCCGCTGGGTCGGAGCGGTGCGGATGATTCCAGCCACGGCGGACGAGGCGTTCAACGACGCCGTGTTAGAGTGGTGGACTGAGACATACGAGAAGCGCCCTGGGAACTATGACGCCTCCGGCAAGTTCACCGCCAGCGGATTCCTGACAAATGCGCTGTTTTCCGTCTTCCGGGACGGCGATTTACTAGCAATCCACGCCACCGCACCAGACGGGTCGCCCACCGTCATCTCCGTTGAAAGCGCCCTCATCGCCAATCCGGCAGACGGGAAGCCCGGTGAATGGGCGGACGGGGTGAAGCTCGGGCCGCATTACGTCCACCAGGCCTATCACATCCGCACGGAAGCGGACTGGCTCACGACCGAAGGGCCGGGGCAGAGCGTCCCGGCTGCCATGGCGCATCTCTTCGCCAACTTCGAGACTCACAGCAGCACGCGGGGCACACCTTCGCTGATCCATGCCATCCCTCAGCTTCTCGACTACCGGGAAATCGACAACGACGTGCGGAAAATCCTCAAGGTCCACGGCCTCGTCGGCTTCGCCATCGAGCGCGACAACGCCGTCAGCACTGGTGACCTCCCACCCGTCTCCGGGAAGCTGGTGAGGGAGAATCTGGCAGACCGTGGCACGCAGACGACCGCCAGTACGTCCGCGCCGTCTAACATCCCTCGGAACATCAACCAAGTCTTCGACAACGGCGAGGTGATGAACATGCCGGCGGGGGCGAAGATCAAGACGATCAGCGACGGGCGCGACTTCCCCGCGCAGGCGGCGTTGAAAGAGGACATCTATCAGCAGATTGCGATGGGCCTTGGCGTCCCGGTGGAGCTGCTGTTCATGCTCGACAAGCTGACGGGACCGGGTGTCCGCTTCGTCCTTCAGCAGGCGCAGGAGTGGCGCGAGTATTGGCTAGACCAGCAGGTCAAATTCCTGACCGTCGATTATGTGCGGCGGGTGGAATGGGCAATCCGCACGAAACAGGTGCCGCGTCCGAAAGACCCGAAGTGGTGGCGGCACACCGTCAACTATCCGCGGGCCGTCACCATCGACGCCGGACGGGACGCCGCCGCGCAGGACCGCCGCCTCAAGTCCGGACTCACTAACTGGAAGACGGAGTATGGGGAGCAGGGGCAGCAGTGGAAACAGGAAGTCCGTCAGCGTGTGACGGAACTGCGGGAAGCCATGGTGGAGTGCGAGCGCCAAGGGGTGCCGCCTCACCTCTTTTTCCAAGACCAGCCACCGCCAGACCCGACGCCCGCGGCTGATCCGAACGCGCCCTGATAAGCGCCGCGAAGTGCCACAAGAATTTCACAAGATTTCCCACAATGCTCCTCCAAAATTCTTCTCTCGACTCTTTGATTACTACGGCGGGGCTCGCCTCCTACCTTCAGTTTCCGGTGGCTCTCGACACCGCCGCGCTGCTTCAGGAGTACGCGGCGGGACGGGTGCGGCTTCAGGCCGCGGTGCAGTCGGCTGCGGATCCAAACACCGACCCGAACGCCCTATACGTCGTCCGCGGGCCGACCTCAGCCATCGCCATCCTGCCAGTCCGCGGAGTCATCGTGTCTGGGGCATCAGCCGTGCAGGAGGAGTACTATGGACTGTACAACCTCGACCGGATTCACTCCGCCGTCGCTGCCGTTGCGGCCGACAGCACCATCACCGGCCTCGTTCTTCAGATGGACACGCCGGGGGGCAGCGTTCTCGGGCTGCGGAGCGCGGCCGATGCGCTGCTTTCCTTGCAGGAACAACGCCCGGACCTCTCCGTGATGAGTTACGCCCAGCGGCTGAACGCATCGGCGGGGATGTACTTGGCGGCCGCAACGCAGGCTTTCCATTCCTCGCCCGGCGCATACGTCGGCTCCATCGGCACCATCGCCGCCCTCACGGATTACTCTGGGATGAAAGAGAAGTTCGGAATCAGCACGCGGGTTTATACCGCAGACAGCACGCTGAAAGACCTCGGGCGCGGCCCCATCACCGAGGCCCATGACACCCACATGAAGGACATGGTGCAGAGCTACTCTGACGAGTTCAAGAACTGGATGAACGACCGGCGGGGCGTCGCCCCAGCTGCAATGCACGGGCAAGCATGGGAGGCGCGGCTGGCGCCCGCCGGCATCACTGACAGCACGGCATTCGTCACGTTCGCCGAGTTCCTCGCCACGGCCCTCGGGCTTTGACGTCCCCGGTGAGTTGTGAAGCCAACGCCATCTCACAGCCCACCGCATGAAACTCCGCCTTTTTGCCCTCGTCGCTGCCGCGGCCCTCTGGTCCGGCCCCGTTTACGCCGACCCATCCGCGCCTATCGTCCCGGGAGTCTCCGCGCAGACGCCCGCGCCAAATCCTCCACCCGCTCCGGGTGCGCAAACGCCCGCTCCGGTCGCACGGAAGGAAGATGAGCCGGTGAACCTGTCGATTCTTCAACGGGTCGCCGCTTTCGCCTCCGGGCGTCAGCGTGCGGCGGAGAATACCGCCACTCTTCAGGCGCAGATTGAGACCCTGACGCAATCCCTCAGCGCCCGGGATGCCACCATCGCCCAGCTTCAAGCCACCGTGCAGGATCAAACCGAGATGCTTCAGCAGATCGGCGCATGGCTGGTCGATAACGGCCACAGCGACCCGGCCGCAGTCGCCACGAACCCAGCCGCCGCCTTCGGTGATGCAGTGGGGACGGGCGTCGCCGCCGCCGTCCGCACCATCGGCATTCCTACCGCTGCCGTCCCGACCGCTCCCGCGCAATCCAGCGGCCCAGAAAGCAAGCTGGACGAACTCCGCGAGCAGATCGCCAACGCCAAGGATTCAAAGGAACTCGGCCGCCTTGCTAACGAAGCCCGCAAACTCCGCTCCGCCAACTGACCGCCACCAACACCGCACCAACCGCCACTCTAACGCTTTTTCATTATGCCAACTCTCTCTTCTGCTGAAATCCTTTTGGATGTCACGCGAGCGTTTCGCCAGTCCATCCCCGCCGTCAATCTGCTCGGCCGCAACTTCAGCCAGACCGGCCTGAAGCTCAACAAGCAGTACACCGCACACGTCGCGGGGGTCGCCACTACGGAAGCCGTGACTAGCACTTACGCCGTTACTGGCAACAACGCCCGCAACCTCCTCTCTGACATCCCTGTCACGGTGGACAAGCGGTTCGGGACTCGCCTCTTCTGGGAAAACCTGCTCGCCATTCAGGACGACAAGTTCGAATATCAGCAAGTGATCCGCGCCGCCGGTTACTCGCTGGCAAAGACGATGGTGGACGACCTCCTTTCCACTGCCCGCGCTGAATACTTCAGCCAGCGGACGGTGATTGCGGCGGCTGACTCTGATGTGGACATGCTCGCCCTTGTTACTACAGCGATGAACACGGTCGGAGCCAATCCGCAAGGCCGCGTGATGTTCTGCAACTCTGCCGTCGCGGCTGCCCTCGCTGCTGATGCGCGGTTGGGTTCGAAGGACTACGCGGGGCAGCTCCAGGGTGAAGACGGTTATCGGAGCTGGGAGCGCGTCCATGGGTTCCGTCTGATTCAGGAATACCCGGGGCTGCCGAACAACAACGGCACTGCCATCACCGGCGCGACGCTGACCGCCTCGACGGACGTTTACGCCAAGACCGCCCACGGCCTTGTCACCGGTCAACGGGTGATCCTGACCAGCCTCACGGGCGGTACGGGTGTCACTGCGGGGACGGCTTATTTCTTCATCCGTACGGACGCAAACAGCGGCTACCTCGCCACCACGCTCGCCAACGCCATCGCTGGAACGCGCATCGACATCACCGTCGATGGCTCCTCGGTGGTCCTGACGCCGACGGAGAACGTCACGGCCTTCGCCACCGACGCCACAGGCATCTGCTTCCTCGCCGGTCCAGAAGATCACGCGGGCCAGATGGCTCTGGCTGAATCCCTCGGCATTCCGTCCGTCATCGCCTTCGACACCGTCACCGATCCAGAGTCCGGCATCACAATGAGCGCAGTCAAATTCCAAGACGCAGGAACGGGGAATCTAACGTGGATGCCAGTGCTTCTCTGGGGCAAGGTCGCCGGCCGCCAAGCGAACACCAACGCCATCGGCTCCTATACCGACTACGGCGGCCACATCGTCTCCTCCTCGTAAGCCTGACACACGCCAACCGCACCACCTGTCACCATGCGCCTCATTGTTGTCATCGGCTACCCTGAAGACTCCCGCACGTCGAAGCCCTTCCCCGTGTACGCGGGGCGGGACTCGGCTGAGGCGGATAAGGCCATGGCGGAAAGCCAAGCGGTTGTCTTCGAGATCATCCGCAACCCGACGACCGTCCGGAAGCGTCGGAAGTCGCCCCTGCCGTACAGCGACCCGCATCCTGTTGTCGAGACGCCGGAGGAAGCCGCGACGATTGAGGAGGTCACACCTGTTGTTGCCGAAGCCCCCCCCGCTCAACCCGACGTCCAGCCATCCTCCGGGGTGTCCGGGAAGCGGGGGCGGGCTGCCTGACCGATTGCCTTGCAGCAAAGAGCGCCCCGGAACCGGTGTAACTTCCGGGCCGGGGCGTTCTCTTTTCAGAGTCTAACCCATCCACCCAATGATCAAAATCAAGCCATCCCAAACCGCAGACACTAGGACATGCGACTTCGCAAACACCACCAAGGAGACGCTTCTTCAATCCAGCCAAACGCATATCAAGGACGTTGTGAAAGCCTTGGCGTTCTTCTCGGGGAAGCTGATTGAAGCCGCCGGAGAACACGATTCAGACAAGCTCACGGCTATTGACCATTTCCACGCCGACTTCCTGACGGGGTTCAAGGAGACAGGGTGGTGGGATAATCATCGGCGGATGCACCGCCACCACCTCGCGCAGACAGACGGCATCCCGGCAGACGTGAATTTGATTGACGTGCTGGAATACATCTCGGATTGCGTGATGGCAGGAATGGCGCGGAGCGGTTCTGTTTATGAGCTGCAAATGCCACCTGAACTGCTTGAGCGGGCGTTTAAAAACACCGTCGAACTGCTCAAGGAGCAAGTCGTTGTTGAACAGCTGCAATGAGCATCGCAAACCGCATCTTTGGATTCCTGCACACTCAGACGTCCCGCACGTTCGGGGAAGGTTCCTATCTGTTCTTTCCGACGACTCGCGGCGGCACCACTTACAGCGTCGTCCTGCCATGCACGGCAGCGGCGAACCGCGGGCGGGCGAATCCGGGGATGGGTCTGCTGACGATGCCCGGAGACACCCGCACGTTTCACATTGCAGCCGCGGGGCTGCCGTTCGAACCGCGGCCGGAGGACATCATTCAGTATGGCCCAGCGGTGCGGGATCCGGCGAATCCCGGGAGCTACATGGCAGACCCTGACAGCCCGCCACGCAAGTACCGGATTACCACCGCCGACAAGGCGACGTTTCACGAACATTGGAGGATTGAGGCCGAAGTGCACGCCTGAACAAGTGCCACAAGATTTTCACAAGATTTCACATGGACTCCCCTGATTTTGTCATTGAGATGGGCGAAGACACCCTCGGCCCCGCCTTCAAAATCTGGCAGGATCACCAGCAGCGGGTTCGCGGGAAGTCGCTGAGCCAGATTGTGAAAACCGTCATGCGGTACTGGGTGAGTTTCGCCATGGCGGAGATCGACGCCAAGGCACCCGGGAACGGCGCGAAGATCGCTGCGGAACTGATGCGGGCGAGCCGCGTGGGGTGGCGGACGCGGAACCTGACGCGGACGAAGAAGCGGGGCTCGACCTCACTGGCGAACCGCTACCGGGACACCATCGCCGCCCGGATTGTGTTCTTCATGAACTACAAGAACGCCCGATTGAAGGCGGCTTTCGGCGACGACGCCGGAGCTTACGGGGCAGTCGCCACCTTCGTGAAGGCTCGCCGCTACTCCGCCAAGCACCACAAAATCTCCGGCTTCGTCCCGGCCTTGATCGAGTTCGCCAAGGAACGCTCCGGCACCATCCGCAACACCTCGGGCCCCAAGTACAAAAACAGCCCGGGAAGCTATGCGCAGATGATCAACGGGAACGCCGCGGAGGCTGTGGTGAGCGCATGGCCGAAGGCAGCGCAGCGCCCGGGCCGCCCCGCTCCGCTCGGCCTTGCCCGCCTCGTCCCCGGTGCCTTCGAAGTGAAGCAGAACGACCTCTCCGCCTTGTTCCTCGGCTTCGTGGTGAAGGACGGGCTGCTGTGGGGAGGAGCGAAAGCCGCCGGATTCAAGGTTCAAGCCTGACAATATGCCCGCCCCCTACTATTCCCTCCCGTTTCCACCTGAAGATCAGATCCTCTCTCAGATGGAGGCGCTGTTGCGCGCCGGGCTCCCGCCGGCACTGGACGGCACGGAGTGGACGGGCGCAACGTGTCCGGCTGGGCATTGGCTGATGCCGCAGGGTGCGAGGGTGTATCGTGGGGACGAGATCGCGGAAATGCAGACCCCGTGCGTCGTCCTCTACTTCATGCGGGATGCCGAACCGCTCCTTGCCACCCATCAACATCACTGGAGGCTCGCGCCGTCCATTTCCGTCATCTGGAACCGCGACCTCACCACGCAAGAGACCGACCAGATCCGCTTCTGCCTGTTGGCCCTTTTCACGCAGGACATGACAGCACCGGTGCCGACGGAACAACGGAGCATTCACGACCGGCTCTCACTCGACCCGACCGACGACACTCCAGGGCTTCGCGTTTTCGACGTCCGCAACGTCCAATGCGCCCTCGACCGCTCCAACGCCGGACACCCGGAGTTCGTTCTGACGTTCGAAGTCCTCGCCATGGCCCTCCAGCTCACCGACTGACCCCTTATGCCCGCCGCCTCCTTCGACGCCTCAGCAGCCGCAGCCGCCTCCATCCTTGTTCACACGATGGAGGCACTCGACCCCGCCGTCTTCGAAACCCTCCAGGCGGAGGATGCGCTGTTGGTGCAGTCGTGCCAACGGTCGGGCAGCTCACAGCGGATTGAGGAGACCGACAGCGCGGGAAACCTCGTTCTCTCCATCCATTATGATCAACGGCTGGTGTACTCCATCCAAGCTGACGTGCTGGAGTGGGATGGGTTGGCGGACTACCACCCGGGCCGCGCCCTCTCCGCCCGCGCTCTGGACTTCATCAACGGGGCACGGGCGATGCAGTTCGAAGACTCCGGGACACTCGTTTACGTCAGCCCGCAGCAGACGGCGGGCGCCGGGCAACTTCCCAGCATTGCCTTTCAGGTTGAGCGGCTGTTCGCCGACCTCGACGAGGCAACCTATCCGACCGGCACCACCAGCAGCTACACCTACCTTTCCACGCAGGCAGTGGCGGAACTTCCGGCGTCTGCCACTGATGCGCTCCTTGCAGCCGTCTTCCAAGCCAGCGCCATCTCCGGCGACCTTATGGCGACCTTGTACAACGGCGACCCAGCAGGGGCGGGAACGGCGGTTTCCTCTGCCGTCGTGTGCGACCCGTGGACGGCAGCCGCGCCGATTGTGGCGGGCGGCGACACCAGCGTCATCACGTCCGCGGAGATCACCTTCCCAGCCACGGGAAGCTCCCGCACCGTCACCCACGTTCGCTTCCTCCGTGGGGCGGTGGTGGCGCTGGACGTGGCGCTCGGCTCCACGCTCACTCTCGCCGCCAACCATGCGCTGCGGGCAGATGCGGGCGATTTCTCCGCCCAGCTGGAGTGGCCATATGGATTGAGCGGCGGGACGACGCCTGCGGAGCTGGCGCTGCGGTATCTCTTCGCCGATCCGACCGTTGACCTTGTCGGGGATGCCAGCGAAGTCACCATCTCCTGCTATCCGGCAACGGTCATCGGGTCCGAACCGCTGGACGTGTTCACCGTTCCGCGGGACGGCTCCACATGGGACATCACGGGCGACACCTGCGGGAATGCCGCCCCACTGATCGGGACCAACATTGCGCCGGCGGGAGGCTGGGCCGTCCAGATCCTCGTCGCCAGCATCGAAGGGGTGGGGACGTGGTTCATCCGCCGGGAGCGTTTGATTTCCACGGGGGCGGGGCAGCCTGTCACCATCGCCACGGGCATTCTCGGCGTGGACCTTAACGGGCTTTGACACCCCCGGTGGGAAGTGAAGCCAACCCGCCACCGCCTTTCTTTCTATGCCTGCTGCATCCTTCGACCTTTCTGCGGCCACCGCTGCTGCTCTCATCGTCCACACCATGATCGGCCATGACGGGCATGTGGGGGCGGCTCACGACGAAGACGGGCTGTTGATCGAAAACGGCTTTGATCTTACCACCGCACGAGAGCGGACGGAACATAAGAACCACTCGGGGCTTGTGGTGATGTCAGTCAGCAACAATCCTAGTGTTCGGCTTCAATTTGACGGAAAGGTTTATGATCATACGGGCGAGGCCGCCAATCCCCACCCCGGGAAAGGCCTGCCATTGACCGGCATCGCCAACTACGTCACGGCTTATCGGGGGGGAGTCATTCCGGATGAAGATGCATGGTGGGAACTCATGGAGCCATCTCTGAACGTCCCCTCCGGCGCTGTGAATCAGTGCCGCTTTACGGCCAATCTCTGGAACCCCGGCTATCTCACTGGCGCAAACTACGTGTACGAGGGCAACGCCTGACACAATTCGGGGAATGGGTGAGCGGGCACGTTGGCAGTCCGTGCCGCGTGCCCGTTCATTTTTCCATACCCATGAACCAGCTCAACGTCTACGACCCATCCACCGCCGCGGCCATCCGCGTCGTCCTCCACGCCGACATTGCACCGAAAAACTACAGGGCCGACGCCACGGGCGACGAAACGCCGACGTGGTTCGTCCGCTCTCACGTTCCGCAGGCGAGCAAGCTCCTTAATCAACGGAAGATCGGGGCGCTGCCGTCGGACTCGCCGTTTCGCGCCGCTCTGTTTGCGGCTGACACGGCGGAGCGCATTCAGTCACTGAGTCCGTCCGTGTTCGATTGGAAGTGCAACGGTGCCTTCATTGAGACGGGCAGCAACGGAGGTGGATGGAGGCCGCAGGAGACCCCGGCTTGCATGCTCATCCCGCTTCTCTCGCATGCCGGAATGGCGAAGATCGAACGGGACTGCATCACAGCCACCCTCTCCGCCAAGACGCCATTCCCGGCGCTGCCGCTCCACATCGCCGCCGCCGCCATCACCTGCGGGTGTGTCCCCATCAAGATCAGTGGCACCGCTCAACAGCCATTCCTTCACCTCACCGAGGAGAGCGTAACGATGCCCGGCCTCCGCCTCGCCGACATGATCAAGGCCGCGAGCAACGCCCTCGACGCAGCCAACGCCCTCCCCGGCTACCCTGTGGGAGAACACCCCTTCTTGTACGCCCTCGAAGCCGTCCGCACCGCGGCGCTTTACCGTCACGTCATGGAGCAGGCACGCAGGAACACGACCCACATGTTCCGCGCAAAGACAGCCCGCCAACGCTCCGCCGTCGTCAGTGAATCCCTGCTGACAGGGAAGCGGGGCGGCTCATTCCGCGACCACCTCCGAAACCACCTTGCCGGAGTCTGACCCATCACCCCACACCCCATGCACTGGCCAACACCATCCCCCACCGCGCCGCAGCCCGAAGCGCCGCCCGCTCGCTTCCACCTCGCCGACGGCACGCCGCTCACCCTGACGTGGTCCCGCAAGTCCATGTACGTTTCACTCACGCAACGGGCGGGCGTCTCCGATCCTGAGGAAGCCGGGTTGCTGCTCTACCTCTGCTCCCCGCAGTACGACCCGCGCTCACGCTGGCGCGTTCCTGCACCGTCTGAGACGGGTGAGGATCCAGACCTTGCGGAGACCTCGCCGGACTTGTACGCAGCCGTCAGGGTGGCAGCGGATGAATGGGCGGACCAGCACCTCACCCACACCGACTACATCGGCTTGACCGTGCTGGCTCAAGCCATCTGGCACGATGCGCACGAAACGATGGTGACCGCCGCCACCGAGACGCCGCAAAAAAAAACGGGGGAGAGTATCCCCACTGGACCGTCAGTTTCTGCCGCGCCGTCACCGGGGGAAACATTGCACTCCACGACTACGTCTTGCACCGACTCCCCGCCCGAGACGCTTACGCCGCCCTCCACGCCGCATGGTGCGACATTGGAATCGACCTGATCACCCCGCACACAAAAGCCCGGCGACTCGCCGAGGCTGACGCAGTCATCACCGCCGCCCTAAAATCCTGACACCTCATGGCACGCGAAGCAGCACTCTCCGCCCGGCTCAAGCTCGACGACTCCGACGTGCAGAAGAAGATCCGTGCGCAGAACACGCACTACCAGTCGCTCATCAGCCAGAACAAGCGCTACAAGGACCGCATCGCCGCCGACAACGAAGCTGCTAGGAAGAAGGAGGAGATCCGCGAGCAACTGGCAGCCCGAAAGCAGGTGGCGCGGGAGCGTGAGAAGTTCGCCAAGTGGCAGGCGCAGAACGCAGCGGCGACGGCGGAGAAAGTGAAGCGGTGGAAAAAAGAACAGGAGCTGGAGACCGTCCTTCAGGCCCACCCTGTCGCGCAACGCATGGCATCCAGCCGCGCCATCAACGTCTGGTCCCGTGGGGACGGCGGCAAAGGAGGGAAGGGGGGGAAGGGTAACACGGTGGAGGGCGGCGCAACGAATGCCGGGATGGCGATGCTGATGTTTTCCCAGGGCTTGGAGGATGCGCAGTATGGGCTGAAAGGCGTGTTGAATAACATCCCGCCTCTCGTCATGGCCATGGGTGGCTCCGCAGGTCTGGCGGGAACCGTTTCCATTGCTGCTGTCGCCCTGACACAACTCACGAAGGTTTTCGCCAAGCTCAATCAGGAGCAGGAGCTTGCGGAAGGGAACGCAAAACGATTCGCGCATTTCACCGCACGGACCACAAAAGCCGTGCAGGATGCTGAGGACGCGGGGCAGGCGCAGGCCAATGCCTATCAGGAGCAATTCAGAATGCAGGACCAGCAACGCGAGTATCAGACTGCGGAACTGGCACGGAAGGAGAAGCTGGCAGCGGCCGAGAGGGATATTCAGATGGCGCAGCTTGAACGGCTCAATGGGGCGGAAAGGATGCAGAAGGAACACGAACTGACGACCAAGGCGGAGCGGGAGCGCGTCGCCGCAGAAGAGGCACTGGCCACACGTCAGCTCAACGTGGACAACCGGAAGCTAGAGGAGATCAAGCGGGCGCAGGCGGAGGCTCTGGAGATGCTGAAGCAGTACGAGGAGATGAAGGCCCTTGCTGAAAAGACGGCAACCCGCGTGAACGCAGAGGTGGATGCCAAGGCGGCAAACATCATGCGGGACAAGCGGGAATCGTTCTTGCAACGCTTCGGTGAGGGTATCGGCACCATGGTGGGTTTTGACTTCGCCAAGAACCTCCGGGACAGCATGGGGAATGCTGCGGTTGCATGGAGCCCGAAGGACGAAGCGGGCCTGTCGAAGCTCCGCGCCTTCACCCAAGCGAACGCGGGCAACATCACCACCGCCGACGCCCGCGCACGTGCCAGCGAGGGACGGGCGGCGGACGTTGCCACGGATCGGAAGGCCCTCGACCTGTCAGACAAGGCGGCTGAAATCCGCATCGCCAACACCGCCGCGGAGGAGTTCAACGAGACCTTGAGGAAAAACTTCCAACAGGGGCAGGAGTTCGGACAGCTTGTGGGGAAGGTGTTCAAGAAGGTCTCCAGCGACTTCGGGGAACTCCTCCGTAAGACGCGGGAGCAGGCGCAGGCCCGCAACATGTTCGAAGGCAACCTGAAGGTGCAGGAACTCCGGCAGCGGGGGCAAAACAGGGCGGCGGATCGGCTAGAGAAGAAGATGTTCATGGACTCCCGCCCCGCCCAGTTGAAGAAAGAGTTCGGGATGAACGACGCCGACGCCGCAAAGGCCGCGCAGCGGGAGTGGGACATTCAGCACCCCGACCGCGCCGGGACTATCCGCGGGGCCAAATCTCAACCCACCGTCAACGGCCTCGATTGGCTGAAGAACCGGGACAAGAACCCCGGAAAGCTGATGCCGCGAGGGGATGGCGCAGCCACTTTTGAGGGAGACACTGGCGTTGGGGCAGTGAAGAAGAACGCCCCCGCTGCTGCTGCCGCCGGATTCCAAGCCGCCGCAGGGCAGGAGGTGGGGCTGCTCCTCCGCAATATCTACGAGGTACTGAAGGAGAAGCTGCCGGGGATGGGTCCGGTAGCCGATCAGCTCAACCCCAAGAAAGCCAACTGACATGGCACAGATCCACACCACCATCTCCCTCAACAACTTCGCCACCCTCGTCGACGTCCTCGACGATCAGGGAGATCAGGAGATCGACCGGGCATCCATGGAGATCGTCTGGCGCGGGACTGAAGCCGCCCTCCGCGCACGCTTTCCGAAAGGGGCGGAGAACTACCCGAAGCCACTGCCCGTCGGCGCTCGCATGCTGTGCGCGGGTGTCAGGGTAACGAGGAATCAGTTCGGCTACATCTGGGCGCGGGTCGAGTGGGAAGGGTTCCTCGAAGCGCCGTCCAGCCTCGCCGCCGGCGGCGGACGTGTCAGCGTCGGGGCCGCCCTGCTGTCGCTCAAGAACTGGACGAACAGTTCCACCACAACCGAACTCGCCCTGCCGATTTCAGTGGAGAACGGAGAGACATCCATTCTCGTCACTGGAGCGGCCCCATACAACGCCACAGGGTCGCTCTCCCGCAGCCGCCAACGGATCATAAATCCCGCGTGGGCAATGACGCTGGAGGGCGTGATGATCGTCTCCCGCAACCTCCCGCCCTCAGTTCCGAAGTTGGTCGGGTTCACTCGCCCGCTCGGCTTGTCGGATGAATTCAACAGCGCCGCCCCGAACTCCGGCGCTGCGGCAATCAGCCAAGCGAACTGGTTCGACGGCATCACGCCACAGGGGGGCTGGCTCGTCCGCGACTTCCAATCAAGCAACACCCGAATTCTCGGGCAGTGGCTCATTCTCAAGTGGACGTTGCGGGCCGAATGGATCGACCGCTTCTCCCCAGCTTGACACTCCTGGTGGAAAGTGATGTCCACCGTCCCCTACGCCTACGTCAAAATCGGCGCCGCTTTTGCCTTTCTGCCGACCGGGGAGACGGATCAGCTTTACCGGGAAATCCCGACGACCAGCACGGGCATCTCCGGGAACGTCGCCCACAAATTCCGCTTCCTGCCCGTTGGGAATGTGCTGTACACCATCGACACGTTCGGGGCTCTGGAGTTGAATGGGGTGGCTGTTCTCGACCTCGCCGGGGATGCCATCGACTGCACCAAGATCAAGGGATTGGTCGTCACGCTGACACCATACGACCCACTTATCCCAGCCACCGGAGCGGCGGAAGTGACCACCAACGACCTGTTCGCCTCAGGCGGGTCTCTCCACCCGATGAACGTCGGCGACGTCATGGCGCTAACAAACGCCATCGGCGTAACCACCGGGAGCGGAACCAGCCTGGTCATCGAGTCAGCCGTCGGCTCCGCCAACCTCGCCATCGACGTCATCATCATCGGAGCCGCCGCCGGATTCTCGTCCTGATCCCATGCCACCCCCAGCCGCTTCCATCTCCGCCGGATCCATCTCCACGGTCCATCACATCGCCACCAAACGCCGCCCCATGCCGTTACTCGCCGCCGCTTTCACCATCCCCGCCATCGCCACCGCCCTTGCTATCCCGGCCACGGCCCTCGTCGTGGAGCATCCCAGGGCTGCGGACGTTTATGCTGTCCTTGGTGCCATTCTGGCATCGCTCATCTCACTGATTGAGGCGAGGTATAAAGGCCGCGACTTCCGGCCAGCCATCACAAATTTCATCGCCTCCGCACTCGCTGGAGTCTGCGCACCTAAAATCGGGTTCCTGTTTCTGGTTCAGCTAGGTACACTCACCCATGAATCAGTGATTGTGAAGGCGTGGGAGGCATGGGCGGCGGCCGGTTTTGTGTGCGGCTTGAATGGCTGGCTGGTCATTCACGCCGCATCCGCCACCCTCAAGGGCTGGCTAACCAAAAACACCACGGACACTAACGAATGATCCGCACCGCCAACATCGAAGTAAGCCTCCAGCGGCTCTCCATCCTGCGGATCGAACACCCGCAGGCGAACCCGCTGAAGCTGGCGTGTACGCTGAGGGCCGGGGAAACCCTTCCATCGGGGCTCACGGTGACGGCGGAGATCCACACGTCCCGCAACGTCGCCGCCGAGACTGCGCCACTGGCATCCACCACCGTCAGCGTTGCGGCTGATGCCACCAGCTTTGAGGTCACTTTCGACAGCCCGCAGACCAACCAGACCGTCACACCGAACAGCGTCCGCGCCTGCTGGTTGGTGCTGTACGGCGTCGGGGATGCTGATCGACTGTACACTCTCGCCGCCGCAGACTTGTTGTTGGGGTGGCACGCCGTCAGCCGCCTCACCGCCGACCCGCCCGCCACGTCCATCCTCATCGAGAAAGGCGGCGTGGCATGGGCCGCCGGCCGCAGCTACGTCACCGGCACCGTCGTCACGGTAGGCACCACCGCCTACGTCTGCACCGCAGACAACCTCAGCACGGCGGACGATGAGCCAGGGGTGGGGATGGAATGGGAGTCATTTTGGGTCGTCCTCAGCGGAGGGGGTGGGGGCGGAACGGTTACGCTTACGGGGGATGTTACGGGAAGCGGAACGGGCACGGTGACGACGACGATTGCCAACAACGCCGTCACCACGGCGAAAATCGCAGACGGTGCGGTTACGGTCGCGAAAACAACGGGCTTCGGAACCATCGCCACTCAGAACGCAAATAGCGTCACGATTACGGGCGGCAGCATCACGGGCATCACCGACTTGGCTATTGCAGACGGGGGGACGGGTTCGTCTACGGCATCGGGAGCCTTGGCCAATCTGGGGGCGTATCCGGCGACGAACCCAAGCGGCTACACTACGAATACGGGCACCGTCACAAGCGTGTCCGTGACGACGGCGAACGGGGTTTCTGCGACCGTCACCAACGGCACCACCACCCCGGCGCTCAGTTTCACGCTGGGAGCCATCACGCCAACGAGCGTGAATGGGATCGCCTTCACGAACGGTGGCAGCGGCGCTTTGACCGTCACTGGCACCGCAGCGGTCAGCGGGACGAACACGGGCAACCAGACGATCACACTGACGGGCGACGTGACAGGCAGCGGGACCGGATCGTTCGCTGCAACCATCGCGGCCAATGCCGTCACATACGCCAAAATGCAGGCAGTGTCGGCAGCGTCCCGGTTACTCGGGCGTGGGACCGTAGGCACAACGGCGGTGCGGGAAATCACGCTCGGCACCGGGTTGGTGATGACATCCGATGCGCTTTCGGTTTCGACGGCGGGAAGCAACACAATCATCCAGTTTTTCCCGAAGGACAACGAGCCGCCCGCGTCAGGCTTTGCCACAATCGACACGCGCAACAGCCACCCGGTCCTAGACTTCCCTGCTTCAGGGTCGCCAACTGCGATTTTCCGGCAGTATATCCCGGCTGGCGTTATTTTCGCAGAGTCCGGCACCGCGCTAACTGTTTACATTGACGCAGCCGCAACGTCTGCCACATCTGGAGTTATTGGCTGGAACGTATCTTTGGAGCGGCTTACACCCGGAGGGCAAGACTTGGACTCTGACAACTTTGGGACCGCGCAGACAGGCAGCAACACAATCAACGCAACAAGCGGCGTGATGACGCGGGTTGCGGTGACGTTCACGCAAGCTCAACTCCCGGCAAGCTTCGCGGCGGGAGACATGTTCCGGCTGCGTGTGGTCCGTAATACGTCCGTCGGCAGCAATCACACAGGAGACGCGGAATTGGTTGGCGTGTTCGCAGACTTTACGCCGGGAGGGGGCGCATAACATGGCCAGAACATTTAACGGAACCAACGACGCACTCAGGGCCACATCGACGCCTGTGACGGCGGCACCGCTCACGATTGCCTGCTGGTTCAACCAGACGACATCCGCCGCTCAACTCCTGATGTCCGTCGGAGTAAACGGCGGGATTGATAGGTTTCAGATGTTTACGAACGGGCCAGGGTCGCAAGCTGTTGCCGCAACAGCCAACCAAAGCGGCACAACAGGGCAGTCAGTGGTTGCTGGCGCTCCAACGTCTGGGCAATGGCACCACGCCGCATCAGTGTTTGCGTCAACCACTAGCCGCACCGCCTACTGGAACGGGACCGCAGGAACACCAAACACAACGTCAATCACACCCGCCGGGATTGACTCGATTGTCATCGGGTCGCGCTACAACACCACGCTCGGAGCGTACTTCGGAGGCAGCATAGCAGAGGTGGCAATATGGAACGCCGCGCTATCAGATGAGGAAATCGCATCAATGTCAAAAGGCTTCCATCCAGCCCTGATCCGTCCGGCATCGCTCCAATTCTACGCCCCCCTAATCCGCGCCGTTCAGGACCTGCGCGGCGGCCTATCAATCGGAGAACTCGGCACAGGCACAACCGCATCCACTCATCCAAGAATCATCTACCCGTGAATTTTATGCTTATCCCGCCGCCAGCACCAAACGACCCCGCCGCACGGGCAGCAGTCCGGCGGATTTTCAGCGAAACCGCCGAGGAACTCCAGCGGCGCATCGCAATGCACCAACGGATTTTCCCGCTAGTGTGGACATCCAACGACTACACACCAGCGGAGTTTTTCGCGGAAGCGGGGACGCAGGGTGTGAAATTCATGCAGATTGCGGGAGAGAACGTCGAACACATCGCAGCACTCGCCGCCATCGACGGGAAGACACTGAACGACTTCCTCGACCCGTCGGAGTACATGCCGCCCGTAGCCTACACCGCCAATCCTGACGGAACCATCACCCTCAACCCATAACAAAACCATGGAAGAACCAACCACCGAAGAATCAGGACCACCAGTCAAGATTGGCGCAGGCACCGATGCCGTCATTATCGTCCCGCCGCCACTGACTCTGGAGCAGGCTGACAAGATCGCCAAGGCCATCGAAGCCATCGAAGCGGCGATTGAGTCGCTTGGAACCGTTGGCGGTGCGTTCGCCAGACTGCTTCTTGGCAAGGTGTTGGAAGGGCTCCGCGCCATGGGGCCGATTCCGCCACTCGGGCCGTCAGGGGGAACCGAAGAACCGTCAACCCCGCCCTCCACCACGCCATGAAGCCACTCCTCCTTTCCATCCTCGCTGCCATCCTGCTCCCGTCATGCGCGGGAACCAGCACGCAGGGGCTTTCCTTCGCCTACGAGACCGCCACTTTCGGGCTGCCTGCTGCTGTGTCCTATGCGGACGGGAAAGCTGTGGTCTCTGTTCAAGCGCCATGGCGAAAGGTGAAACCGGAGGCGACTAAATGAGCCTCACGCCAGCCTCACGGCCCCAGTACGCTCGGAACGAACTGGAGAACCGAATCATCCAGACGCACCAGTGGCGCGACCTCCCGCAGTTCTACATTGCAGGTATCCGCGGGTACTACCGGGACAGCATGGGGGCGGTCGGTCGCAACGACAGGGGTATCTATGATGACGCCCTCTTCGTCGTCTCCCCGCACACCTTCGCCGCGTTCAACGGCAACACCGACCCCAGCGTCGCCCGCCCGGGGATCGCCGTGCTGGAGCCCGGGTGGTGGGCATCCTACCAGTTCGACATTCACGGCGGGTCCGTCCCGCATCCCGCCATCTGCCAGCGCAAAGGGCCGGTGACGGTGCGGCGCGACGGCACAGGGCCGGACACGGGCAACTTCGGCATCAACATCCATCGGGGCGGCCGCACTGGCACCTCCTCGCTTGGATGCCAGACCATCCCGCCGACCCAGTGGGATGCGTTTTACACCTTGGCACGGGGCGAGGCTCAACGGGTGTTCGGTAATCGCTGGAACCGGGAGACCATCACTTATATCCTTCTGGCGTGACGTAATGCTTCTCCGTCGTCGCCGTCGTCGTGTGGCCCAGCGCATCGGCTGCGGCTTGTAGAAACTTTTTGTAGAAAAAACTTGCGCGGCTGTAGAGTCATGGTGTAGAAGCGCCGCATGGCAACCTACCCCATAC